AATCACAATTTTTTCAGGAGACACTTGACTTTCTTTTATAATGTCTGCAAGGTATTGACGGCGCGTTCCAGTAGGAATGGTCATCCAAATGTTTAAATTATTATCTGTCATAACTATTTTTATCCTTACTACCCTGATTGCTCAACCATCATACTCTGATGATGTGACTATCAATCTTGATTCTACTACACCATATGTGGATATACCAGTAACTGTGACTGAGCCAGTTGATGCTACTGTTTCGACTGTTACTGGTACTCCTCAAACTAATCCTGGGTTTATTGATTCTTGGATTGAAATATGGCAAGGTGCTGTTCGTATTGCCTATAATGATGATGGTGCTCATAGTGCTAGCAATGTGTTAGCATCCATTATTACCATGCCTTTACAGGTTGGTGAATATTTTATTCGTGCAACATCATATGCTTATGCTTGTTGTGCACAATTACCTACTGGTTCTTATCTGTTATCTACCAATTTAACAGTAAATATGCCAAGCCCATCACCAACATTGATATCGCCGACACCAGAGCCAAGCCCTTCGCTAACTGAAAGTCCGACACCTAGTCCAACCCCAACTCAGACTTCATCTTCGCCAACTCCTGAGCCAACACCTGAGCCTTCTTCTCTTTCTCCGTCACCGTCTGATATTCCGATGCCAACAGAAAGTCCAACGGTTCCAGTTGGTCCAACTCAACAGCCATCCGAGCCAGACCCTGAACCTTCTGTAGAGTTTGTACAGCCCTTTGAACTTCCATCTCCAGATGTTCAAGATACTTTAGAAGAAGTTGTTGATGAGTCATTTAACGATTTCCCTTCTTCTTTGGAGAACGATTTACCGTCTTTCGAAGAACCTTTAGTTCCTTCTGCCACTGACGAAACTCAATCTCTTTTCGAATTTCTTCCAGAACTTTCATTAGAAAGTTTGCAAGAAACATTCCAAGAAATATCTGAATCCATAAGTGTTGCATTAGAATCCGTTTCTAATTTAGGTGCTGACCTTACACCTGAAAATCGTAAGGAAGCACAACAAGTCGTACTTGCTGCTGTTATATTACCACAGTTAGCATTATCTGCTATAAGGAGAATAAAATAAATGAAGCGTGTTTTACAGTTCATCTGGAAACATCTTGATGCTTGGGCTGGAGAAGCATTTACTCTTGTAGGTTTAATGATTGCTTGGATACTGGTCGAGCCAGGTCCCACTAGAGATACTATTGGTATAGTATCGTTAGGTGCTTTCGCTATCTGGACACTTGTAAAAGTGACCTTGAATAGTGAAAAGTCAGACGATTAGTTAGCGTCTGAATCCCCTCTAACACTGGAGATAAATGCTAGTTGAGGCAATATTTGCCTTGACTCTTCAGCATCCAACTCCAACGCCTAGTCAATGGGAAGCGTTGAGGATGTGCGAGTCAAGCAATAGAACCAATGCAGTATCAAGAACAGGAAAATATAGGGGTCTTTACCAATTTGATTTACCTACCTGGAAATCAGTTGGTGGGATGGGAGACCCTGCTACGGCAAGCAGAGCAGAACAGCACAAACGTGCTGCTATGTTATATGCTAAACGTGGCTGGCAACCGTGGTATCACTGCGGTAAGGTAGCCAAACACACAACTGAATAACGTATAGGAAAAGGACCGAGCAGCCCCATCTGCTCGGTCCTTTTTTGTTTTAGTATGCTGCTTTATCTTTCTTTAATATTCTGATAGCCCATTCAAGACCACCATTAAAACCTTTTAACCATTCATCTGTTTCAGGTTCTATCTTAGCGTCTTCTATTTTTTTAATAAACTCTTCTATTATTTTTTCCATTGTTCAACAGGGTACAAAATATCTCTAGGTATTATTCTACCGTATTGTGCTTGTATTCCTTTATCCCACCCTTCTTGTGCTGGTATCCAACCAAGTATTTCTACTTCTTTAAATTCTTTAGGTATAGGTACAACACCGAAGATTACTAGTCCTTCTTTCTTTAAATCTTTTTCTCTGACAGCAGGACCATCTTGCGTTCTAACTCTACGTACTTCGATATTATAACCAACGTCAGGTAAGTCTTTATATTTTTTATGGTCCGACCCTTCCCAGATACTGGCTGACCAGTATTCATTAACTGCTTTAGCGACAGCCAATTCGCCAATCGCAGCAGCAACGAGTGCAGTACGGTTGTCTTCCATTTTGAGAGGATTGTAATAAGGTGCATCTGGTTTACCCCAATTGTTTGTGTATCTTCTGATACCAATAGTGCTGGCGTATTCGTATTCCCAAGTTTCTAATTTAATTATCATTTAGTTCCTCATCATCATAAAACTCAGGGTCACAGTCCCAACAATAGCCATCAATAAGCCCTTCTTCCTCTTTGCATATTTTGCAGGGAGGATATGGTTCTCTATCTAAAGGTGTGGCTGGTGTAACTAGGGCACCACATCTAAAACATTCTGCATCTTCAAGTGCGTAAGCACTTGGCATATAACCTATTTCGTCAAACATAACTGTCATACGAAACCAGTTGCTTTGACAATTAGGGCATACAGGGGTTGGTATTCCTCTGTAATCTTCACCTTTCTTTTTTTTAGATGCCATAGTCTGATTCTGAATATGGTCTTTTACCACCGAGTTCATCTATCATGGAACGTATTGCTCTGTCTACACGTTTACGTGCAGCATCAGCACTGATACTTAATTCATTACCAACATCTTCTAATGTGGTATTGATTGAAGTAAATCTTAATCTTAAAACATTTTGATGTCTTTCTTCTAATGCTTCAAATGCTGTAGATATATCTGCTCGTACTGCTAACCAAGTATTACTTTCAGAAACAGCATTCCTATTTGGTTTATAGTTAACATCGTTAACACCAACAGGTAACATGTAGGAGTCAGTGAGAATGTATGGCAGAAATTCTTCTATGATTTGTGGTTCATAATAGAAATTATCTTGCACTTCATAGCCTGCAGATTTGGCTTTTTCTTTTGTGCAAAACTTTAAAGCAGCGTTTCTTAATGACCTGCTTATTAGTTTGTCTCTATCTTTTTGCTGATAGTTTTCATACCAGTCTTTTACTTTATGTGGTCTTGATGCAAACCATAACCACAGTTCTTGCCTTATGTCTTGTCGGTCAACCATCCGATATCGTTTAGCATATTCATTAGATATGTAACCAACAAGTGATTCGTAGTCTTCTATGTAGTTGTGCTTCATTTGTTTTCTTGTTGTAAGTTTTTAGTCTTCTTGACTAGGGACTCCTGACCATTTGCCACGAAGCACCATAAGGGCAATTGCTGAATAGTTTAGCAGGTCTATGAATGAATCTTCTATTGACTCATTTTGTGGCGTGTCTTTAACTTCATAAATTAGGTGGTTAAGTCTTGCCATCTTGTCATGCATGCGTACCAGGAGTCCATTTAGTGGTCCTCCTGGGGCACTAGCAATGTTCTTTGGACCATAGTCTAATTGTTTTTTAACTAATAGTTCCCATGCTTCGTTATATATGGCGACTGATTGGAACTTAAAGTCTTCTATGTTATCCAATTTCTTTACCTAATTCTTCCAGTTCTGTATCTAGGTTCCTCATGTGTTCTTCTACCATGGTTTCGTGAACAAACTCTTTAGCATTACTTGGTTCTAGTGTTCCTACTGCCACCATTCTACCAAGTTCATCTAACCATCGTAGTCCTTCTTCTTTGTTTTCACGTATCTTTATGTAAACATCTTTCAATGCTTTATACATATTGATACCAACCATTTCATCAGTCTCAACTGATGGTCTCACATACATTTCGGTGTCTACATCCATCAAATCGTAGATACTTTTATTCATTTCCCAAGGCGTCTTTAACATGATTGTTAATAAACTCTGGTCCTTGTTTTCTGACGACACTATTTACATCCTCTCCCTCAGGCATTTGTACTATTCGTACATTTGCGCTTGCTCTTTGTATTCTTTTTCCGAACTCTAACCCTGCTTCATCACCATCAGCAAGCACTAACACAACATCAAAGTCTTCTAAGATTCTTGTGTAGTGTTGTTTCCAACTTGCTGCACCTGGTGCACCAATTGTTGGATGGTTTGTTTTAGCAGCCATTGTTATTGTGTCCATCTCTCCTTCACATACACATAAGTATTTATCTGCTGTGAATAAAGCATTAACATTAAACAATGTTGTTTCAGCACCTGTTAATCCAAGATATTTTGGTTCTGAATTGTCTAATGACCTGAAGCGGATATCTACTACACCACTTCTTGTCATGTATGGAATGCTTAATCTACCTTTGTATTGTTCATGACCTGGTAGTGTCTCTTCCACGACGCCCAGATGGAATGGACTTACTTCCTCTAGGGACAGACCTCTCTCTTCCAAATAACTTGACGCTTTGTCTACGTGTTTTGCGTAGGTCTGTGCCGCCCTGATTAGAAATTGTTTCTGCGAACTTGACAGCCTCGGCATAATCTAATCCTTCCTTGTGTCTAATTAAATCTATTGCATCACCTTTTATACCACAAGCAAAACACATGTAGTATTCATCATTAAAGTTTACTTGACCTGATGCGTGACTGTCATCATGGAAGCAGCATTTCATTTTCTTCCAACCGAAACCATCACGTGGTACTTTACCTTTGTAGTAAAGAAGAATATCTTTAATGGGGAATTTCAATTTACTTGTATCCTGCTTGGATGAGTAGTTTAATGTACATTTCAAATGTTAATGTGGCGTACCACTGTCCAACATCTGATTTGCCTTTTCGTTTATGAACTACTACACCTGTGTCTGCTTTAGCATTCACAGTTTCTATTAACATTTCTTCTACCCATCCAGCAAGGTCCATCTTGGCTCTGTTTTTTATTTCAAAACAAACACCATTAACTCCAGCAATATCGCCTTTGTCGTTTCTGTCCCCAGCAAGACGTCGTTCTGCATACTTCCAACCTTGTGACTGTAAATATTTTACAACATCAAGTTCTGCTTTAGAACCTTTACGCTTACTTGGGGTTGTCACTAGTATCTCTTAACTGCTAGACCAATAGTGTCTGTTGCAATTTCGTACACTGTTCTTTTTTGACCTTCATTGGTTTCATATGAACGTTGTTTAAGTTCACCAGTAACAATCACTGAGTCACCTTTCTTAAATGACTTAGCGTTCTCTGCTGCCTTACCCCAAATACTTCCGTCCAAGTATGTGGTGTTGGCGTCAACCCATTCACCTGTTGCTTCATCTTTTCTTCTTTGATTAGCAGCAATTCTGTAATTCATTACAGTGTCATTGTTGACTTGTTTAACTTGCACGTCTTCTGTTAGACGTCCATTAACTACTATAAATGGTAATGCCATTATCTTATCTCCGCTTTTCTTTAGTCGTTTGTATGTACATCTTTTAACTGCATAGATGATGGGTCAAATGACAACATTACAAATGAGCCACCTGATGCATCAGCCTTGCCGTACCTGTTCTTCACAGGTGCAACACACAGATATGTACTGTCACCAATTATCTCTTGCCCAATTGTAAGAATCAATGCAGGTATCTGATTGACCATACCTTGGACTGCTGACCTTGGTTGACATGGTGTGCCTATGAATCCTTCTTTTGTGTGATGCAAAACAAGGATGCAGGCGTTTGTATCTCTGGCAAGATACTTCAACTCTTTCATTGCTGAACGCATACCAGAGAACTCTTCGTGTCCATCCATTGCAACATCCATCAAGTTGTCAACAACTATTAGTTCAGGTGGTTGACCCCATTTGGTTTCAAACGCCATCACTAACTCGTCAATGTCATTCAATGTTGGTG